ACATGAGACAAACACCATGTTAGCCCATGCCCACATAGATGTTAGTTAAGACTTACACTTGTGCAAGTTAGTGCCTACTAACCATAGGGCATTTAATTTTTGCATGGGGGGGGTAGGGCCGAGGCGAACAGCCCTATGGCGGCGGAGCGTTTGCTCAAACTTTTTATTTTTTTATAAAAACCTAAAAAATCTATGATAATATTCCACCATGTTTGATAACTTTCATTCCTATGTGTATGAGCCACGCAAGCTAGAGGCTACCGAGGCTAGATTGCAACGCATATACGACGCTGCCAAGTTAGGACTCAAAGGCGACACGTTAGCACTCGCAGCTGGGATGCGCCCTACCGAATACCGACAGCTCACGCAACTAGATCCCATTGCCGAGTACGCTGAACAAAAAGGCAAAGCCGATGGCGAGATGGAGTTGTCTGCGATACTGCACAAAGCCGCAGCCGATGGTGACGCTAAAGCTGCGCTAGAAATCCTCAAGCACCAGCATGGCTGGGTAGCTAAACAACAACTGTCGATAGATGTTGAACAACGCATCTCGATTACAGCCGCACTCGAACAAGCGCAACAGCGCGTGATTGAAGGCGTGTTCAAACAAGTGGAAAGCCAACCAACTGACGCCGAAGCGTTCCACGTGAAACCTGAACTGAAACAAAAAGTCGCATAAATGCAATCCACCATCTACTCAGCGCAAGACGAACAAGAGTTAATGTCACGCCTGTGGAGTCCTGCGATCAAGGACAACCCGCTAGCGTTTGTGATGTATTGCTACCCGTGGGCGCAACAGGGTACGCCGCTTGAGAATTTTACAGGGCCACGCAAGTGGCAACGTGAGATCTTACTGGACATAGCCGAACATATTAAACAGAATCAAGGCAAGCTGGACTTCGATGTGCTAAGAAAAGCGGTAGCGTCTGGGCGTGGAATTGGTAAGTCGGCGTTAGTCTCATGGCTAGAACATTGGATGTTATCCACTAGAATAGGCGCAACCGTCATCGTGTCGGCTAACTCGGAAAGCCAGCTGCGCAGCGTCACCTGGGCGGAGATTACTAAGTGGCTCAGTATGTCAATCAACAGCCATTGGTTTGAGGTATCGGCAACACGGGTGATGCCAGCCAAATGGTTGACTGAGCTAGTCGAACGGGATCTGAAAAAAGGCACAAGATATTGGGGTGTTGAAGGACGCCTGTGGTCGGCGGAGAATCCTGATGCTTACGCGGGGGTTCACAACTACGATGGGGTAATGGTTATATTTGATGAGGCAAGCGGTATTGATGATTCTATCTGGGCGGTGACATCTGGGTTTTTTACAGAGAATACGCCCAACAGGTTTTGGATGGCGTTTAGCAACCCACGACGGAATTCGGGTTATTTCTATGAGGCGTTCCACTCTAAGCGAGAGTTTTGGAAAAACCGCAACATCGACTCACGCCAAGTCGAAGGTACAGACAAGAACGTGTACGAACAGATCATCGCTGAGTACGGCTCGGACTCGGTGCAAGCCCACGTCGAAGTGTACGGTATGTTCCCGAACGCGTCCGATGATCAGTTCATCAGCGTCAACACAGTCGAAGAAGCCATGCAACGGGAAAAGTACAAGGACAATACTGCACCCATCATCATAGGGGTTGACCCTGCACGGTTTGGGTCGGACTCAACGGTCATTGCTGTTCGGCAAGGACGGGATGTCATAGCCATCAAGCGGCATAAAGGTGACGATACAATGGAAACAGTTGGGCGAGTCATCGAGGCCATCGAGGAATATCAGCCAACGCTAGTCAACATCGACGAAGGTGGGCTAGGAGCTGGGGTAGTGGACAGACTAAAAGAGCAACGTTATAAGATCAAAGGTGTTAACTTCGGGAACAAAGCAAAGAACAGTATGATGTATGGTAACAAACGGGCGGAAATGTGGGGCGATATGCGAGAATGGCTCAAGTCAGCCAGCGTGCCTACGGATCGGTACTTGAAAAGTGATTTGATCTCGCCCATGATGAAGCCTGATAGCAAGGGCAGCATCTTCTTGGAATCGAAGAAAGACATGAGATCAAGAGGACTAGCGTCACCTGACGCAGCCGACGCTATTGCATTGACTTTTGCGTTTCCTGTTGCACATCGGGAATATAAGGGTATAATCCGAAAGAATACGTACCAGAATCAAGGTGCAGTCTCTAACTCTTGGATGGGGTCATAATGGCTACTAAACACGACAAACCAATAGCTCGCACGACCACGGGTAAGGGTAAAAACTATAACCCAACTGATAAGGGTGCGGGGATGACCGCCAAAGGGCGAGCCGAGTACAATGCAAAAAACAACAGTAATTTAAAAGCACCTGCACCGAATCCGAAAACAAAAGCCGATGCTGGTAGAAAAGCATCGTTTTGTGCCAGAATGTCTGGCGTTGTTAAACACGCTAAAGGCGACGCACCGCGCGCTAAAGCGGCCCTTAAAAGTTGGAACTGCTAAAGGAGAAATAAATGGCAACTAAACCTGGACTATATGCTAACATCCATGCTAAACAAGCACGTATTGCGGCAGGATCTAAAGAAAAAATGCGCAAACCTGGCGCAAAAGGCGCGCCAACTGCTAAAGATTTTAAAGATTCAGCTAAAACTGCAAAGAAAAAATAATCATGCCGTTAAAAAAATCAGCTAGTCCTAAAGCATTTCGAGAAAATGTCCGCGCTGAAGTAAAAGCAGGCAAACCTGTCAAACAAGCGCTGGCAATTGCCTACGCTACGAAGCGCAGCGCAGCTAAACCAGCAGGCAAAATGAAAAAATAATGGCATACGACCAGTCAAACATGAACCTTGTCGGTAAAGTAGCCGACGTCGGTAGCAACCCAACGACCAATGAAGATCCAAAGGATAAGCTATCTACAATGCGCTCACGCTTTACAACAGCGTTGTCAGCGTATAGCGAATCCCGCGAAGATGAACTAGATGACCTTCGATTTATGGCTGGTTCTCCAGATAATCAATGGCAATGGCCTGCTGACGTATTGGCAACTAGAGGATCTGTTCAAGGACAGACCATCAACGCTAGACCTTGCCTTACTATTAACAAATTGCCTCAGCACGTCAGGCAAGTTACTAACGAACAACGTCAAAATCGACCCTCTGGGAAGGTAATCCCTGCGGACGATAAAGGCGACGTCGAAGTTGCTGAAATCTTTGATGGCATGGTGCGTCATATAGAGTACATCTCAGATGCGGATGTAGCCTATGATACGGCTTGCGACAATCAAGTCACCTACGGTGAAGGTTATATCCGTATTTTGACGGAATATTTAAACGATGCAACTTTTGATCAAGACATCCGTATTGGCAGAATCCGTAACGCTTTTAGCGTTTACATGGATCCGTTAATCCAAGACCCATGCGGATCAGACGCAGAATACTGCTTTATTACAGAAGATATACAAAAAGACGAATACGAAAGGGAGTTCCCAGACGCTGCGCCCATCTCATCTATGCTAGCGCAAGGTGTAGGTGATTCCTCACTTAGCCAATGGATAAATGAAAATACAATCCGTATTGCTGAATATTTCTATTACAAACATACACCGACTAAACTGAATCTGTACCCAGGCAATATGAGTCATTTTGACGGCTCACTTGAAGATAAGCAGATGAAGATGATGGGCTTAAAGCCAATCAAGAGTCGGATGGTGGATGTTAAAAAAGTCATGTGGATGAAAACCAACGGTTACGAAGTTTTAGAAGAAAGAGAATGGGCAGGCAAGTTTATTCCTGTTATTCGGGTAGTTGGTAACGAATTTGAAGTCGATGGTCGTTTGTATGTGTCAGGTTTAGTGCGAAACGCTAAAGATGCCCAAAGAATGTATAACTATTGGGTTAGCCAAGAAGCTGAAATGTTGGCCTTGGCACCAAAAGCACCATTTATCGGTTATGGCGGTCAGTTTGAAGGATATGAACAGAATTGGAAAACAGCCAACACAACCAACTGGCCTTATTTAGAAGTTAATCCAGATGTAACGGACGGCGCAGGTAGCGTACTGCCTTTACCGCAACGCGCTCAACCGCCAATGGCATCAAGTGGGCTATTGCAAGCAAAAGCTGGCGCATCCGATGACATTAAATCTACCACAGGCCAATACGACTCGAGCTTAGGTGCCACAAGCAACGAACGCTCAGGTCGGGCTATCCTGGCAAGAGAGAAACAAGGCGATACGGGTACTTATCACTACGTTGATAATTTATCTAGGGCTATTCGCCATGTAACTCGACAACTAGTCGATATGATCCCTAAAATTTACGATACCGAGCGCATTGCAAGAATTGTAGGCTTAGATGGTGAAGTCGATATGGTTAAAATTAACCCAATGCAACCTGAAGCCGTCAAAAAAATCATTGATGAGCAGGGTATGGTCATAGAAAAAGTCTATAACCCTAGCGTTGGTACATACGATGTAGTGGTTACTACTGGCCCAAGCTACATGACTAAGCGTCAAGAGTCATTAGATGCGATGAGCCAACTGTTGCAGGGCAATCCGCAACTTTGGTCGGTAGCTGGCGATCTGTTTGTTAAGAATATGGATTGGCCTGGCGCGCAAGAAATGGCAAAACGCTTTGCTAAGACAATTGATCCAAAATTAATGCAAGATGACGATAAACCCCCTGAGCTACAGGCTGCTGAACAACAGATTCAAGCAATGGGCCAAGAACTCGACCAATTACAAGGGATGCTACAAAATGTTAATAAATCAATGGAAGCTCAAGATCTCCAACGTAAAGAATTTGAAGCCACTATTAAAGCGTTTGATGCAGAAACTAAGAGACTTACTGCCGTTCAAGCGTCCATGACACCTGAACAGATCCAAGATATTGTGATGGGTACGATTAGTGGCATGATTACTAGCGGTGATTTGGTTAATGAGATGCCTGGGCGAGAAATGCCTGAAATGAACGCACCGATGCCTGAACAGATGCCCCCCGAAATGATGCAAGAACAAATGGCTGCTGAACAAATGGGTATGGCACCTCCACAACAACCAATGGGATTACCACCTGAAGGGATGCAACAATGAAAGCCGCGGATTTTATAGGTTTATTCTTTTTAGCCCGTGATGTAACGCATAGTGTGCATTTAAACACT